GGTATGGAAGAAGGTCGTATGGACGCAATGGGCAATGCCTATAAGAAAGGTGGGAAAACTATGGAATACAAACACAACGTTGATCACGTAAAACATCATTATGGTAGTGGTCATGCACATGGTCATGAGCAAGATAAAGTTCATTCTATGTACAAGCAAGAGCCACACAAAATGCATCATGAGCATGTAAAAGCTATGTGCGGCGGCGGTATGGCTAAAGGCAAACACAAGTGATGGCAAGCCGTGGGATGGGTGCTGTAGCTCCATCTAAGATGCCTAAAGCTAAAACGATTGTCCGCAAAGACAATCCAGATGACGTCACTATGTATAAAAAAGGTGGCGAAGTCTGGGATAAACCACGTCCAAAAGGACTTGGTAAACCTAAGAAGATGTCAGCTGCTAAGAAGTCTAGTGCAAAAGCAGCAGCAAAAGCCGCAGGTAGACCGTACCCAAATTTAATTGATAACATGAAAGCAGCGAGGAAAAAATGACTTTATTTGAACGTGTATTAACTTACATTAAAAGCGTCGGTCATGCAGTAGAAAGCGAAGAGCATAAACTATTAAATGAGTTTGTATCCTATCTAGGTAGTGATAAAGTCGTTTCTGGTTTTTCAGACTCTCCAGTAATTAAAGACTTTGCTGCTACTATTGCTCCACAACCTGTGGCTGAATCTACTCCAGTACCAGTTGTTGAAGAAGCTCCAGTAGAAGAACCTGTAGTGGAAGAACCTGCTCCAGCCCCAGTAGAAGAGCCTGTAGCTGAAGAAACTCCAGTTGTTGAAGAAGCTCCACAGGAGTAAGCGATGTCTACATCATCCACTACGCTATTTAATTTAGATATGGGCGACCTCATTGAGGAAGCCTTTGAGCGTTGTGGTACGCAACTACGATCTGGCTATGACTTTAGAACCGCCCGTCGTAGTGTCAATATGCTTACTATTGAGTGGGCAAATCGCGGAATTAATCTATGGACTATTGAGCAGGGGCAAATTCCTATCAATATCAATGCTGGGCAAATTAGTTACCCAATTCCTGTAGATACTATTGATTTATACGACCAAGTTATTCGTCAAGGCACTGGGCAAAATCAGGTTGATATTAATCTTACCCGCATATCTGGGGATACATATCTCACGATACCTACTAAAAACGCTTATGGTCGTCCTATTCAAGTCTGGATTGATAGGCAGTCAGGTAACGTAGATGCTCTTCCTGTAACGGCTTTAACACAAGCTGCATCGGCAACTGATACTACTTTGTATGTAACATCTACCGCTAATATGCGTAGTCAAGGCTATATCAACATAGACGGCGAAACAATTCTTTACCAAAACCTTGGGCAAGCTAACTCTAGTAACGCAAATCAGTTACTAAATTGCTATCGTGGGGTTAATAATACTACGGCAACTGCTCATAATTTAGGGGCTAGTGCCTATAATAATTTCTTGCCAAACGTCAATATTTGGCCTACTGGTAATCCTGGAACCCAATATACGTTGATTTACTGGCGTATGCGTCGTATGCAGGATGCTGGTACAGGTGTAACTACTGAAGATATTCCATTCCGTTTTATTCCATGTATGGCTGCGGGTCTTGCTTATTACTTGTCTATGAAGTTAATGGACATTAATCCTCAGCGCATTCCGATGTTAAAAGCGGATTATGAACAGCAGTTTCAGTTTGCGTCAGAAGAAGATAGAGAGAAAGCGCCTTTGCGATTTGTGCCCCGCAACATGAATTACTATAGATAATCATGCCAAATAAGTTCGCCTCTGGTAAACACTCAATAGCGGAATGTGACCGTTGTGGACAACGGTATAAATTGCATGAGCTAAAAACCCAGACTCTTAAAACTAAGCCTTATAAAGTTAAAGTTTGTCCACCTTGCTGGGATCCTGATCAACCACAGCTACAACTTGGTATGTATCCTGTATCTGACCCACAAGGTATACGGGAACCACGCCCTGATGTGAGTTATTATTCATCAGGAAGCACAGGGTTATACATAAACCCAAATGCTAGTAATAATGTAAATAATGCTGGGTATCCTAGCGATGGCAGTAGGGAGTTTCAGTGGGCTTGGAACCCTGTAGGAGGAGCTAGTTATTTTGATAGATATTTAACGCCAAATAGCTTGATTCCAGTAATAACAATCGGTACAGTCACAATATCAACCACTTAGGAGCATTAAAATGGCAAAAATGAAACACGATGATGAAGCTCAAGATAAAAAATTAATCTCTAAGATGATTAAAACTTCTGAGAAAAAAGAACCTGAAGGCATGATGAAACGTGGCGGCAAGGTTAAAAAGATGGCTAAAGGCGGCGTAACTAGTATGCAAGAAAAAACTATGGGCCGTAATATGGCTCGTGCTATGAATCAAAAATCTGGCGCAAGAGGTCGTTAATATGGCAACTCAAATTAAACCAACTAGCAAAAACAGTTCGCCTATGCGTACTGGGCATGCTAAAAATAACGGTCCTGCAGAACAATATGAAGCTAATGGCACAGGCGTAGCAGCTATGCGCAAGGCTACTGGGCATGATGCAAGAGATCCAAACACATTCCGTGCGGATGAAGTAACCCCAGCTACTGTACCTATGCGTGTAAGCATTGGTGATCGTGCTCGTGGTCCTAAAACTGATGGTATTGAAGTACGTGGTTCTGGTGCTGCAACTAAAGGTCGTATGGCTAGAGGTCCAATGGCTTAAGGGTAAACCCTATGAATTACGAACAGTTATATAACAATATCCAGTCGTACGCCGAGAACACCGAACAGTTGTTCGTGGCAAATATTCCAGTCTTTGTAATGGAGGCTGAAGAGCGTATATATAACTCAGTTCAATTACCATCACTGCGTAAAAACGTTATTGGAACTATGACATCTGGAAATAGTTATTTGTCTTGTCCTATAGATTATTTATCAACATACTCGTTGGCTGTAATTGATTCATCAGGTAACTACAGTTATCTGTTAAACAAAGACGTTAATTTCATTCGTGAATGTTACTTAAACCCAACTTATAGTGGAACACCTAAGTATTACGCACTTTTTGGTACGCAATACAACAATAATAATGAACTATCTTTTATTTTAGGTCCAACACCAGACACAAACTACAGCGCTGAATTACATTATTTTTATTACCCACCAACCATTGTTCAAGGTCAAATATCCCTTCTTGGAAATATTACAGGTGGTTCTTTATATACCAATGGTATATACCAAAATGTATCTTTAACAGGAGGTTCAGGTGCTAATGCAACTGCTGATATCCTTGTTGCCTCAGGTGCAGTGGTCTCTTGCAACCTTAAGTTTGGCGGTAATTTTTATGCTGTTGGTGATGTATTGTCTTGTTCTTCTTTGGGGTCTACTGGTAGCGGTTTTTCAATTTTAGTAAATGCTGTTTCAAATGCAACTGGTACTAGCTGGTTAGGTGAAAATTATGACCCAGTATTGTTTTACGGGGCTATGCGTGAAGCTATGATCTTCATGAAAGGTGAGCAAGATATGGTTGCTTACTATGAAAAAATGTATGAAGAAGCTCTTGCACAGCTTAATCGTCTTGGAACTGGTCTCGAGCGTGGTGACAGTTATAGAGATGGTCAAGCTCGTATTAAGGTTAACCCATGATAGTTCAAGGCTCTACTACTACTTTTGCCCAAAATTTATTAAACGGCAATGAAAACTTTACTACAGGTACTTACTATATTGCCCTGTATAACGCCAACGCTAATTTAAATAATACAACACAGGCTTATACAACTACTAATGAAGTTGTTGGTAATGGGTATACGGCTGGTGGTAAACCATTAACTATTACAGTAACACCAACTGTAGATAATACTTATAACCTTGTGTATTTATCATTTGCAAACGTGACTTGGAATCCTGCGGCGTTTACTTGTAGAGGCGCATTAGTCTACAATTACACAACAAAGGCAGCGTGTTTTGTTTTAAATTTTGGGTCTGATAAGACTTGTAATAGTAGCTTTACAGTGCAGTTCCCAGCAGCGACTAGTACGTCTGCTATTTTATCTATTGGTAGCTATACAAGTGCTACCGTTGTTAGTTCTGGAGATTAATTATGCATAAAGAAATTGGAAGCTGTGGCGATAGCGCTGTAGCAACATTACAAGCCAGTGCTGGCACAAACGAAACTATGGGTATTGAAGGTTATTGGCACGTTGAGTGCCGTGATGCTCAAGGTAATTTAAAGTGGAATGAAGAGTTCCCTAACCTAGTCGTAGCCGTAGGCAAACAGTTAATGCTCGATACCTTGTTAAAAGGTAGCTCTTACAGTGTTACTGGTCCTTACCTTGGTTTGACTAATGCTTCATTGACTCCAGCCGCAACAGACGTAATGAGCACTATTGTGCCTAGCAAAGAATTTACTGCTTACACTGTTGGCGGTTCTGCAGTGCGTGGTACAGCCGTGTTTGCTTCTTCTACTTCTACTGGCTCTACACCATCAAACGTAACATCTTCTACAGCCACTGCGATTACTTACACCATTACTGGTGCTGGCGGTACTGTTTATGGTTGCTTCTTGGTATTGGGTTCTGGCGCATCAAGCACACAGAGTAATACTGGTGGAACTTTGTATTCTGA